GTATAGTCTATATCTAATTTATTTGAAGCGTTATAAACTCCCTCGTAATTGTCGCAAATTCTTTTTAAATTCCTTTCTAAATATTTGCTGAAAGTTTTTTTATCTGCATCGCATAAATGGTCATTTATGCGTCTTATGATTTCAATTTTTTTAAGATTTATATTTGAATCATTTACTATTTCTAGTACTTTATTATCGTAAACACTCCATTTTGATTGCATAATTTTGTTGTTTAGTTTCAACAAATGTACCCTTTTATCTATGCAAAATACAATTTAGCTTCAATAGCACGTCTTTTAGTAAGTCCGTTTAATACTTTGCCACCTGCTTTATTCCAAATCATAAAGGAATTTGTAATTGTCGGATCGCTAGGATTAGCATTTACTTTTTTCAATAATGAACTTTTAGCAAGTCCAGCAAGTCCGATGTTATAAGCTAGAGATACAATAGCGTTGAACTGGTTTTGATTGATATTTGCTTTAATCATTTTATTCACATCGGCGGCAAACTTATCGGCAGTTTCTTTAAACATCCACGAGGCAGTCGCTAAACTAATTGGCTTATCTGCCATCGTAACTTTTATTCCGCTAGGGTAAAAAATATTCCCCCACCCTATGGTTGCTACTTTGGCACTACACAAATATGGAACTAAAGACAATCCCTCGAACCCTTGAATTAATTTATATCCGCTGTCATCGAGTTTCATTTGGCTAGTTTTTTTTGTGCATCAAAATCTTTTTTCAATTTATCGTACAAGCCTTTCAAACTTTCGTGATCTTTTTGTAATGCTATGTATTTTGAAGATAAATCTCTATGTTTTTCTGTATCGTTAAGGTAAGAGATTTGCATTTCATTAAATTGCTTCTGCATCGTCTTATAATTGTCCTTTACTTCTGTAAGTTCAGTCATAACCTCGCTCATTCTTAATTTATAATCTTCGAGGAATTTATTGTAAACTTCTTGCATTGCTGACACCGCATCGGCATTACCTTTCTTTATATCAGTTTCGCCTTTTTTTATTTCCTGTGCTTTGGCTTGTTTGCCACCAAATACCCAAGCTATTGGAGTGCTTATTGCTCCTACTATCAACATCCAATTATTTACAATCCAATCCATATTACAAAAAATAAAAAAAAGTTATTACTATTCCGCAAAGTAAGAAAAATAAACCGACAATAAAGTCCTTATTACTCTCAAACATTTCTAGTTCTCCAATAATGCGCCCTCTTTTTTGCCAGTACTCAAATAACCAAAGGCAAATACCGCCTAAAAATGTAGGTACAAATATCTTAAACGCTATTTCTGTTGATACATAAGTGTCGCTTATTGTGTCTTTTAACAGCCAAAACATAAAGCAACCCGCAATTAAAGCGATTGGTGCGTGTAAATGCCAACGGTTAACTAATATTCTATTCCAACTTTTAACATCGCTTAGGATTGATTTAATTAGGTCTTTCATATTAAGTATTTAATAATTGTATTAACTCGTTTTTTTCCTCATCACTCATAACCTCTACTTGTTTAGTAACTAGGTCGATAATAACCTCGTTAACTGTTAACGTTGGTGGTGTCGCTGCTGCTATTTCTTGCTCGGTTGCGTTTTCAATCCACGCTGTGCCATTCCATTTCTCTTTAACAAACCCACCTAAATAAGGCGTTAAAGTCCAATTACTGTGATTTGGTTCTGTACCCACCAAACCGCCACAAGTAAAATCTGAATTTATTAATGTGTAATCCATAATTATATTCTAATAAAAAATTGACCTTGAACTCTTTTTGTACCTGATGCCGTAAATGCTGTCCCCGTATTATCCCTAAAAACATTAATTGTTGCAGAGCCAGAAGCGCAATCAATTCGTCCTACTTGATTTGTACTAATACCACCATTATTTATAATAAAAGCACCTAACATAATTGACGATAAAGCCACATTATTTGGTAATGTGAAATTTGCTGTTGTAGCGTTTGAAGTACCCTCTAAAAAGAAGTTAACAAACATCATATTATCTACTATTTTATAAAATATTTGTCTAGTTGTAAAAGAACTCCACCCAACAATCGTAGAACTAGCAGAATAATCAACCCACGATGTTTTATCTGTTTTTAAAGCTAACGCATCAAATACAGCGTTTTGAGATGGCGCAACTGTTGTAACTCCGTCTGTAATACTATCTTGAATTATTGTTTTATTTTCCCAAATATCTGTTGCAGAAGTATAGGTTAATGCTTGACCGTTTGCAGCAGTAGTTATTTTAACATTGTGCAATTCATCTAACTCATAACCGTTGTCCACCTTTACAAAGATTGAACCTTGCGTAGCGTGTGCGTGAATAACATAACCAATAATCACTAAATGATTTGGCGCAGTTGGTTTAACTTTTGTTAATTGACCTGCAACCGTTGGCGATAAGTATAAAACATCCCCATCCGCCCAAGTTTCACTTTGTAAAGTTCCTGTTGTGTCTATGTTTCTTATAAGTCCACTAGTAGTAATAAAACCCTCTTGATTGTTGTTTATTGTTTCTGTTACCAGTCCGATTGTTTCAGCAGATAATACGTCTGTTGTGGCTTGTGCTAAATCAACTTTTAATCTTTGACCTTGCGCTCCAGTAACTCTAACCGCTTGATAATTTGCTTCTAATAGGTTTACGTTAGTAGCGGTTTTATTGACTACTCTAATAACTTGTTCTTGACCTATTTGTAAAGTAACATTACCGCCTTTTAGTTTTAAATCAACTGTTCCGTCTGTATCGTTCCAAACCATTGAACCAGCAGCAGTAGGAATATTTGTCGGAGTATTGTCAAATTCTATATTTCCAGTAAGTAAACCGAACTCTCCTAAATCTACATCTTGTGTTGCACCTGTGTATGGAACACCACCGCCTCCAACATCTGAAAGCATCGCTATTGTTTGAACGCTGTTTGAAGGTTTAATTGGAAATTGCGCTGTGTAGTTTAAATCTACATCGTCAGATTTTAAAGATACAGCGCCAGTTCCAGAAGTTTGCAATGTAATTTCTTCTGGAGTTACGGAGATTACTTTGTTTGTAGAAGAATTGACTGTGTAAAAACCAGAGGCAACATATTGAGAAACTAAGTTATTATCATTGTCATAGCTAGTCGATCCTTGTGCCTCAATTTCAGTATAAAAACCAGTGCCGCTGTCTCCAAAAGTAACTACTTCGGTTGTGCTTGCTCCCGCCTCTGTTACTTGTTGAAGGTTTGGAGTTGCACCAACGCTATAAATTTCCCACACCGCTGCGCCAGTACTTGCATCGGTACATTTGTAAGTAGTGCCATCGTCTAAAGTCCAAAGTGAATCAACTTTAAATCTTAAAGTAACATCAAAAGTTTCATCGGGAATTACATCAAAGCAATTTGTTGAGTGTCGTATAAGTCCATTATTGTCAAATACGTGTCTTATTCCAGCTTGCCACATATCTTCGTAATCTACTGAACAAATCCTAGATATACCACCGTTTGCCCCAAAGTCGTATGTTCCCTCACGTAATGCCGAACCATTATCAAAGAATATATCAGCTCCCGCATCCATTGTGCCACCCGCTAATGGTAGGTAATCCAAAGGAATAATAACAACGCCAGTTTGACCGTTAACGCTATCAACTGCGCCACCGCCCTCTGAACCCGTATAGTAAACAATTAAATCGCTAACTCTTTCAACCCATTGAGCAATAATATAAGGAGGCATATTTTTACCTACTCCCGTTTGGTCGGGTACACTTGCTCCGTTTTCACTAAGACCAGTATTAGTCATTAAAAAACTACCAGCTCCTTCATCAACATTACCAGTTGACATAGCTCCACCTCCAGTTGCTCCAGCAGCACTCCCGCTAAATGTATGTTTGTGTCCTATTAATACGGCATTAGCACTACCTCCAGTATTGTATAAAGTGCTAAAGTTTGCCCCTTTACTTACAACTGTTCTATCTCTAAAATCTTTTCTTCCTCCGTTCCCATTACACAATCCCCAACCTAAAGCTAAATTTATACCTAAGCCATTTGAATCAAAGTTTGCATTAAAAAACTCTTGCGTTTCATTCCATACAATAGCGTGTCCTTTTCTCCAAATTACCTTTTGGTCATAAACTATTGAGCTTTCACGATATGGTGGATATTGTTTTGCAGTCAATAAGTTTTTAAGTCCAATTGCTCCGCTAAACGCAATAGGTGTTTCAGATATATTTTGGTCTATTACTTTTACATCGGCTATGCTAACAGCTTTGCTAGGTACATTTGAACCGTTTTTATTTTGAATTATAAAAGTATTGGCAACTTCATCAATAACACACTCAAAGTCGCTAATACTTACTTTAGTAGCATTGTTGTTAAAGTCGTGCCACCAATTGCCGTAAATATCTTTTCTAATTATAAAATCCATAACTTAATAATTACTTTGTACAGTTGCTATTAAAGACCTTTTGCTTATTGTTATATCATTACCTCTAGCGGTTAAGGTTATTGTGCCAGTATTATCAATAAACTCTTGTGTAACTGGGTATTTAAAAACTACATTAGCATATTGGTCATCTCCAGTTACTCTAAATAAGTTAATGTTTTCTCCTCTATAAGTTATTCCATTAACAATAAATTTAACTTCGATATGAAGATTAGTACCACTTGGAACTTCTGCTAAAAAATTAGCTTCTACTGTAAACAAATCATTTAACCTATCAACTTGTAAATCAGCACCTATTATGTCATCTCCAACATAGTTTTTTGTAGATGTTCCAGAAAATTGAAAGTTTGTAGGTGTATCTTCTACTAAATTTAAAGTATTAGTAAAATCAATTACTTGCTGCCACTTTGTGTTTAAATAAGTAGGTTTATTGTAAAAAGTTGGGGCAAAAAGGTTTTGATTGCTTCTTTCTAGTTTGTAACCTGTTAAATATGTAATGCAATCTACTTCTGAACTTTCAAAGTACCACGCTAATGATACAACATCGCCCTCATTAGCAGTAAAAGACTGAAAGTAGTTATTCCAATTGTCATCAACAAATCCTTGAGAAGAACGCATTTGAACTTCTATTGTTCTTTCAGCGGTTAAAGTGCCATTAACAAATACTTCTAAACGCATTTGTATATTAGCATCAGGGTCTGTTTTAAACGCTTGAAATTGAATATTATGTATTCCGCTTTCTTTTATCGTTGTGTTTGTTCTAGTACCAGCGTTAAACGTTGCGCTACTTGTTGTTAATGCGCGTACTTTTTGAACGTTTAAATCTCCTAGCTTAAACTCATCTGAATTACTTACTTCTAAGTTTCCACTTCCGCTAGTAAAAGTATAAGTAAAATCTAACTCATCAAAAGTCATAAACGAGTTAAGTATATTCTCTGAATACTTAGCTTGTTGTTGTTGTATTAAAATTGCTTCTATTGCCATAATTTATTTTTTTAATTTGCTACTTTATATGAACCCTCAAAATGTAAAGATACAATTCCTTGAGTTATACCTCCTTGTATTTTAATTCCTTGAGTCCTATCAAATAGAATTATTACATTTGGTACAACATTTGAAGAACCATCACTAATTATTATAGACCTACTGCTTAGATTATTTAAAGGCTTATACAATTCAGTAGCAAAAGTAGCTAGTTGAGCATTATTTATTTGTAAAGTTGATCCAAAAGCACCCATAGCACCTTTGTAAAAAACCCTATTACCTATCTTTGTAAACAATATTTGAAATTGACATTTTGAACTTGGTAAAGTTGCTGTACTGCAAACAATATCTGCAATTGGATCAACTGCCGAAGTTCCATTCCATTCAATTTTAACTGAATCAGGGAACATCTCATCAGTAATTAATTGCTCAACGTCTGCGTGTTCAACTTTGAGAACTAAAGGTGTTTTGTTGCGAATGTCATCATCTATCGCTGCGGTTATTTGTGCTAGTGTACTCATATCTTATGTATAATCGTTTGTTGTATCATAATCCTCTGGATCGTATTGTCCGCCTATTATCTCAAAAGTGAACTCATTAATATTACTTACTTTGAAACTGCCACAACCTAACCCAATAAATAATCCCTCTGTAATTATAATGTAATAACTCTTTAATGTTTTGGTAAATGCGCTGTTATCGATTGTAAATTCGTTATCAACTAGCGTAATATCTTCCTCTGTAAAAGTAACAATTAATGTATTAAACTCGTCATATATTTTTAAAGTACCAACGCCCAACGCTACTACTTGGTTAAAAGTTCCAACAATATCATTAGGGAACAAATCAACTGTATAACTACCACTTGGTATTAAATCTAAAGTTAAATCTTCTAATACTTGAACTCCTAAAGTAAAATACTCATCTTGTGGATTTAAACTAATTTTAGCTGACTTCCAGTTAGTATCTCCAATAACTTCTTCACTCTCGTAAGACTGTAATTTAATTCGCTCATCATTTGCGTAAACAATAGAGTGAGCAAACATTTCATTCATACGATTGTCAATAGCTATATCTAATTTGTCAAATACAAATGACTTTATAAAAGTAGTTATATTTCTATAATTCATAATACGCCCACTTGTTTGAGTGTATTCTTTCAAATTAGACGTATTAGCTGAATCTTTATAGAAACACTTATAGAACCTTACTTGCTGATAAAAAGGCTTTAAATCGTATGGTATGCCTCTGAAACGAGTGTTTTCAGTATAAACAAAGTTAGTGCTTAACTCACTATCCATATTTGTCATTAAAAACCTACTAGAATAGTAAACATTTTCGTTTACTAAGTCAGTTATCTTTAAAAACAAAGGTCTGTAATAATAATCTTTGCCTACTTTACCAAACTCCCAATTAATTTGCGGCAGTCCATCTTGAATGAAAGTATCATAGGCAAAGAAGTTCGTTACATTTTCTAAAACTGTTTCGCAAGAATCAATAAGCTCAACCTTTATACCTCCTACAAATGAAACGCCATCTTTGCATCTACTGAATTGACTTAATATACCACAAGGTAATAATTGGATATAAGCATACTTAGCAATACGCACATCGTTACTGTCGTCGCCTTTTAATGCGCTTTGAAAGTCGTTTAAATATAGTCTGACAAATGCTAAGTCCATACTACCGTGTTTAATTGTGTAACTAACTCATCTATGCTGTTATAGTTAATTCCGTTCAAAAGTACAAAATCATATCGATAAAAATTACTCAAAGGATTGCTTTTTTTATCGTAAAGCTGAATGAAGTCATTTTGCGTTCTAAACCACTCGGCAACTCCTTGTAAATCATAAGGCGCATCGTTTACATTTACTATATTTCCCTCAATTGTAATTCTTAAATATTCATCTTCATACTTCTTTTCCCCTTGTATTACCGCTTCATTTGTGGCTAACGTATATTGAAAGTCTTTTGGGTAAACCTTTACAACTTTACCTGTTGGCGTGTAAAGCCTTACATATCCTTTTGTAGTTCTGTAATTCTCTAAATAATCAACTACATCATTATACTCTGCAACAATTTTAGCTTTAATAGTAATCGGCTCAACTAAAGGCGTAAACAAATCTTCATAAAGTATTGTTGCATCCTCAATAACTGGCGTTGTTTCAGTTAATAACTGCGTTTCTAACTTACCAAAGTTTTTAAAGAACGAATTTTTAATATCTTTCTTGCAGTACATTGTAGCAGTTGCTAAATAGTAATACCAATACTTTAAATTACGTTTTATTGTATAAGCTAAATTTGAGTAACCCTCTGGTGCAATACTAAATCCCTCTGTTGTTCTAGTTTGCCAATTTACATTAGAGTAAAAATGCTTCATTCTAATAGTGTAATTTCCACTTACTTGTGATATGCTACCTATTGGCGTTAATGTCAAAATAGTTCCTATATCATTAATTGAAAAGATTGTATAATTTCCAGTATTTGCACCGCTTAATATTTGGAAGCCAGCACCTACTGCCAATCCTATATTATTCCAATTTAAAATAGCATCGTCATTCGTTCCTAACGTATTTCGGTTTAAAATCTCTAATTTACCATCTTGCCATCTAACTAATAATGTTCTAACAAACTCCCTCGATGTATTTGGAGCTAAAGGCACAATATCTTCAATAAATAACTTTTCGTCTTTTTCAGTTGAAGTGCTAGGTGTTCTAATTGCTAAATTGAATGTAGCTTGTTTTAAGAATGGATCACGTATAAACTCATTCTCTATTTTTTTATCTTTATCAGCTCTTTCATTCTTTGGCAAAAACTCGGCAAACGTGTGAAAAGATTGTGCTGTATTTTTAGATGTTCGATCTTGCTCGTAATTCTTATAACCGTAAGCAATATTATTAATTAAATACGTTTCATCATACGGCTCTGTATAGTCCTCACTAGGTATAACTAAAAAGCTACTTATTTCGTTGTTCTCATAAAAGTCTTGGTGTTGTCTTATGTTTAAATTATCCTTTGATATTTCCACATCAGCGCAATACTCTTGCAAAGACATTTGTAGATTTTCATTTGTTGTGTATAATTCCTTTCTTTGCTCAAGTAATGAACGGCTAAAAACCGCTTGATTATAAAATTGACCACCTACATCAAATCTAGGAGCAACTACTGGCAAATTATTTACAAATTTACCTCCTTGTTTAATTAAGTCAATATATCTAACTGCTGGAACAACTAAATCTAAATCAGTATTAATTGCTTCAAGTTCGATTGTGTTTTTTCTGAATAATAATTCAATACGTCTGTTAGTTCCTAAAACAATTCTGTAAAGTATGAATATTTTTTTACCTACTGGCAATTCATCCAACTGCACGTTAAACGATTGAGTAAAAGTACCGTTCATCTCTGTGCTGTCATCCCCAATAGAAAGTACCGATAAAAAAGTTTGATAAGGTGTGCTTGTGAAATAGTCTATTGTGTCATCGATATACATATCTAGTCGTAAACTAATATTTCCGTAACTTGTCGGTGGCTCTCCAACAAACACGCCTCTAAAACGATAATCAAAATCTACATCAATATCAATGTTAATATTTTGAGTATCAACAACGGCTTGAATCAGTCCAAAATTACTAATAACTACATCAGCGGAGAAAATCCATCCTAAAGTATTATTTATTTCGCTTGGGTTGATTAATTGACTTGGATTAACAGAAACAAAGTATCCAAATTCCTCTGAAAGATTGTTCCTTGTGTACTCGTAATTCGACGGCATTGTAAAGGTAGTCCTATTGCTTTGAGGTGTAGCCTTAACCAAATAGTTAAAAGGCACAATAGGTGTAATAGTTTCGTCTTTCCAATTCTTATCTGAAAATGCGTTAAAAGTATTTTTTAAGTTTCTGAAATGGTCGGCCACTAATCCTATCTCAACTAATTTCGCTTTGTAGTACGTTTCGCCATCGGTTAAATCATCTTCTCTATTGTCTAGTTCAAACTCTCTAAAGTCAACACCATTTCGGCTAATCTTATAACCTACTTTCATTTCACTTCCCTTAATACGTCTGTTTTCCATTAAGAAACGAAAACCATAGTCCATATAATTTGAAGTATCTCCTTGCGGTGTGTAAACTCTAGGCGCACTTAATTTACCTACAAACCCATCAGGGAATGTTAATCCCTCAATAGCAAAATACTCTACATCTCTAGTCCATCTATTTGGCAATTGCTTCTTAACGTATTTAGCACCATCAAAACCAACTGGCTCTGCTATTTCGTACCAATCCATATCAAAGTCGTAAAACTTTAAATAGTGTCTAAATCCGTTCTCGTCGTATGGGTGCGCCATTATCTACCGAATGTTACTTGGTTATTTAATATCTCTTTTTGAGTGTGTCCGTTACGAACGCTTGTATTCCAACCGTTTTTATCAATACTTAAAATCGCTTCTTGCTTATTGGCAATAGTGTTTACAATCCTATCAACTTGTTCATCACTCATACCACTATTTACAACCACATTAGGTTGTGAGTAGTTAATGCTATTGCTAGTTAAGATATTGTCTAAATTACGTTGCCATTGATCGTGAGTAAATACCTTAGTGCCTTTTGGTGCGTTCATTATTACATTACGCTCTTTTGGTTGATAAATCTTACCGTCTGGCGTTTGTATTGTTTCTTTGTAGTTTGAACCAGCACCATCATTTACAAGCATAGCTCCTCCAATGTGATTATCTGTACCCATTTTATAAGCTGGAGGTTGTTGAGAACTTACCATTGCTATTTGAGCAAGTCCTAATGCTCCTACAAAAGCGGTTAATAATGCAGCACTAACCCCAAAGTCATATTTAGGGACTTGCGCCCAAATTCCAACAATAGCTTGTGCTGTATCAATTGCAATATTAAAAATAGCTTGTTCTTTTTTGGCTTTAAATTCTCTCCTTGCTATTTCTTTTCTTCTTTGCTCTGCTTGTCTTTCAATCTCTGCTCTAGCGGTATCTGAATCTCCAGCAAATGCAATGGCAATTTTTGTTTGTTCTTCTAATTGTTGTTTTTCAGCTTCAAAATTTCTTTGCGACATTTCTGCAATAAAATTAAACATTTCTTGAAAAGACTCTGTTATTGCTAAAGCTGTTATTTTTGCATCTTTACCAAATCCTTCAATATTGTTAGATAACATATCAAAAGTTGCTGAAAATCCTGCATCCGCCATAAAATTTTGAGCAAAAGATATGGCGTAATCATCCATAGCTTTTTTAGCATCCTCTGTTGCTTTTCTACTTGCGTTTAATGCTTTTACTTGAGCTTCAAATGCTCTAGTTTCTGCTTCTGCTATTTCTTTTAATTGGTCTTTTGCAGATGTTCCTTTTGCAAAATCAGCGGGTTGTAATTCTAATTTTTCTAATTCTTCTCTTTTTTTATTATAATCCTCAATAGATTTTAAAGTAGATGAATGAAATATTAGTAACGCTTCTTTTTGTTTTTCTAAATTACCTCCAGCTAATTTTCTTTGATATTCATAAGTAAGTTGTAATATTTCATTTTCTTTTTTAAATGCTAAATCTAAAGCGTGTATTCTATCTGAGTAATATAATTCATTGTTATTTAAACTTCTATTTATTACTTGCAGTTCAAGTTCTAATTCTTTTTTTCTATTTTCATAAAGCAATTTGTTTTCATCATCTAGTGCTTTTTTTAAATCTTTTGCTTTTTTCTCTCTTGCTTTTTTAGCTTTTTCACTTTCTCCAGTTGGATCTTCAATATTTTTATTATCTTTTGCGCTTTCTGTTAATTTAAAACGCAAAGCATAGTTATAAGCTAGTAATTTATTATTTGCTTCAACTTTTTTATTGTTTTCAATAATTTGTTGATTTAATCTATTCCATTCGCTAGATCCTTGTTCTTTTGTATCTCTTAATTCTTTTATTTTTAAAGTTTTTTGAGTAATCAAATAATGTCTTTGTTCTTCGTCAGTTATTTTTTTATTTACTTCTAGTAATTTTTCAGCTTTTGTAGTAGATAACGCTTCTTCTTCTTTTTTTACAATTAAATCTAAATTTTTTAATTTTTCTTTGGAATTTTCTATATCTGATTGAGCTAATTCTTTTTTTCTTCCAGATACTTTTTCTTCAATTTTCTCTAATTGATTTAACTTTTCTATTTCTTTATCTCTATTTTCTATTGCAATATTTAATTCTTTACTTAAATTTTTATAGTCTGCAATTGCATAATTTACTTGTTTATTTTTACTATCCATTGCTGAATCGCCTCCAAAAACTTTTTTCCATTGAAACTCTAAAAACTTTAAAGTTAAATGAGCACTTTCTAATCTTTCAGTTAACAATGTAATAGATCCAGTTGCTACTCTGCTAATTATACCATCTCCTTCTGTCATTAATCGTATTAAGTTTGTCCAACTATTAACTAGTCTTTCTTGAGCAGCAACCATTGTTTCTACTCTTTCAACATTCTCTATACCATAAGCCTTTTCTAATGCTACTGCAAATTTTGGAAGCGCAACTTCTGATAAAATACTACCAGTTTTCATCATTTCCATCATTTTCTTTTCAGTAACTCCTAAAGCAGTAGCCATTATATTAAAAGCACCTGGCAATGCGTTACCTAACTGTTTCTTTAATTCCTCAGCTTGAACAGTTCCTTTAGACATCATTTGTTGCAAAGCAAGAAAAGCACTATTCTGAGATTCAACAGATAATCCCATTGCTGCTCCAGCTTTAGATATACTTCTAAAAATATTTTGTATTTGTTCTCCGCTTAATTTATCTTTTGCGGCAACATAAAATTGAGTAAACTGCTCTTGCAATCCTTTTATTTCAATACCAAAATCTTCTGACGTTTTTTTAATAAAAATCTGATTTTCAGCAAATAACACTTGATTGCCAGATACGTTTCTTAATGCTAAATCTAAACTTTGTATTTGTTTTGTAGTTTCAAATATGTTTTTTGCAATATCAACAGCTAAGTAAATTCCTGTTGATATTCCAAAAGCACTCATAAGTTGAGTTGCTCCACTCAATACACTTCCGTAATTACCTACGTTTTTTGAGAAATTACCTACTGCTTGATCGGCTTTTTTGACCTTTGCATTTAATATATCAAATTCTTTTTGTGCTTTTTTTATTTCAGCGTTTGAAGCAGTTTCCGATGCAATTAAATTTTTTAAAACTCTAGCCGCTTCATTTCTACTTGCATTTAATTTACCATAAGCATCATTAAGTTTTTGATTTGATAAAGCTGCCTTTTCTAATGCTTGTGCTTCTTTTTCAGCGTTTTTTAAATCAGCTATTTTGCTACCCATTCCTGGAATAACTGAAGAAGCTCCAGTTCTGCTATTTCTAGCATCTATTTTAGCTTGTCTTTCTAATTGTCTTTGTTGTGCAGCTAAAATTGTTGCAGCTTTTCTTTCTTCAATTTGTTTTTCTCTTTCTGCTCTTTTTTCAGCAGCTTGAATTATTTTATTGTTTTTATCAATTTCAGCTTTAGCGGATTTTTCTGCATTTGCTATTTCTGTGGCTAATAATTTATCTGATGCTTCTTTTTCTTTATTTTTAGTTTTTTCATAAGCAGCCCACTCGGCATTTATAGATGCAATTCTTTTAGATTCTGCTTGTTTTTGAGCATCGGCAAGTTTTTGAAGTCCAATTCTGGCTTTTTCCATAGCCTTTTCTTGAGCCATTAATGCCTTTTCCATTTCTTTGGCAGTACTATCAGCTCCACTTGGAGTTGTAGGTGCTTTGTAAGTTTTAGTTTTTTCAATTTGAATAACTAATTTATCTACTACTGCAAGTGCATCATTTAAGTCTTTTAAAGCATTAGGACTTAAAAACTCTATAAAACCATCATTTGCCATTTTTTCTTTGTATTTTAATTATATTTTTACCCGAGTTTTCAATAGCAATATACATCGCTAAAGTAATTGTTTCGTCAATATTTCTATTATGAATATTACTCAAACCTACAATGCTCTGAAAAAAATCAAATTCATTTTTATTTTCTTTGCCAAAATACTTTTGCAACTCCAAAGTCGCCATAGTTAAATCATTTTCGATAATGCCACACTCAACTTGTAATACCCTTAATACTTCTTCTCCCCACTCTGCATCTTTATCAAAATAAATACCGCACCCTTTCTTTAAAGCAGTCGTTAACTTTTCTTTCATTTCATCCGTAACTGGATTGTAATACAAAAAGTGCATCACTTGCTTTATCGTTTCAATTTTATAAGACAGCAAATTCACATTAAAAGTTAATTCTAAGTACCTTTTTGCTTCTTTATTGTCCGATTTTACAAAAAAATCATCATATATTGTGGAAAAAACAGCCTCTAAGTCCTCATTTTCTTGTTCTGCAACCAAAAGAGTGTAATCTTTTGAATGTAAAACGTCAAAGAACAGTTTTGCGGGTATATTTTCTATCGAGTTGTACTTTGCCATCTATTGTCCTAATTCTTTCTTAATTGCCTTTATAAAATCGTTTTTAACGTATTTATTAAGGAAAAAATCAAATTTATCTTGATGTAGATTAAAAATATTTCTGCCTTTTTTATTATATTGACTCATTAATTTATATTTTTTCCAATCAGTTGCATCAAATAAATATTTTTTATTTTTTTCTATTAATAAAAAGCTATTAATAAAATCTCCCTCTAAAATTAAATCAACAGCACCACCAGCTAATGGATTTTTATTATATTTAAAAGGAGCATAAGTATCATAACCTGCCAACTCATTTACTGCGTAGGAAGATGTTGTTGAATAACTTGCTTCGCCATTACTATAAATATTTCCTTGTTCGTACTCGTTTCTTTTTATAGCAACTAACTCTTCCTCGTTATTTATTATTTCTATGTTTACGAGGTTTTTTAAATGTTGTTGGTTCAACAACGGTTGTAACCTCTTGCTCATTTCCTTTGCTGATATTCCCATCTTCTGCTATTTTTGCAATTGATACTTTTTGTTTATTGTTTCTGCAAGGAATACAATATTCTGCTTTTTTGTTTGAACACGTTGCTAAAAATTCATTAATCAAATCATTATCAACTTGATTTGTGTTAGTTTTAACCCAAGCAAATTGCTCTACTTTGCTTAAAGTACAAAACCAATCTGCATCACTTCCAAATAATTCTATGTTAAATATAGTCATAATATTAAATTTTATTCAAAAATACAAAAAAAAGACGTACAAAATATGCACGTCTTTTCTTCCCAAATCTTTAAGTCTATAAAATTACGCTACCGTTACTACATTTCCAGTAGTTCCGCTGTAAAATTTATTACCAACTTTTGCTGTATTAACAGCTCCATCAGCTAAAGTTACTGTTACCACATCCGCAGCTACTAAAGTAGCAGTTGGTGTAATAGTGTACTCTTTTGTAGTAGCATTGTATGTAATAGCTCCTACAATTGCATTAGTAACACCACCTACTGTAAGTCTGAAATTAGCAGCAGCTAAACCTGTGATTGTAAACAAATCATTCCATTTCCAAGTTGGCTTAACATAAACTTTGTTATCAGAAGCATCAGCACGACCTACAATGTTTACATCAGTAATACCAAACAATTCAGAGTTTGGATCAAAGTCCAAATCAGTCAAAAGGTTTACATATTGATTGTACTCAAATGGATTAGTAATTTGGAACATCAAAATAGTTGAAGCCGAATTAGTACCATTGTTTTCAGTATAACCATTAGTGTTTAACATACCAGTTGTTAAACCTTTGATTTGTGTACCATCAACACTTTCAGCACATTTGATAAACCCAGTTTCGTAAGTAATCAATGTGTCGTATTGTTGGTAAGAGTTGTAAGAATAAGCAATCTTTTGAAAAGCTAATCCTTGTTTAAATGTAGCAGTAAAAGTTGGTTTCCCTTGTCTTACTACTTCCAAAAGTCCTGATTGACTTTCTTGCGTTGTAGCATCTGGAGTTTCAGATACCATTTCAAAACAACCTACTAATGGAATGAAATTCCCTAATTGACATTGTGTTTGAACATAAGCCTTGTCAAAAGTATCTGTCGCTTTGTCCAATGACCATCCTTTTGGAACTAAGATTACACCATTTGGTAATCCTTCAATTGCTTGGCACGCTTCTAAGCCGCTACCGAATCTGCTTGTGGTGCAATCTACACCTGTTATAATTGCCATAATTTTTTTAATTACACGTTTGCACGTTGGTTATTTTAATTGTTGTTTCTAATAATATAGCATCCCATTTATCAATAGTAAAATTTTCTTCTCCGTTTCCGTAATTTGGAAACTCGGTTATTGTATAACTATTTGTCCACGTAACGCTTCCGCTTCTTCTAAAAATATTTTCAATGTTTTCTACCAAAGGGTAAAGAATATTCTTGTAACTCAACATCCATCTTTGCTCGTTTGTCAAATCTACATTTGTATTCTGACAAGCTAAAACCAAAGACAATTTTGTTTCACATTCTTGCTTTCCTTGAACACTCGAGTTCGATGTTTGATAGATTAAAGGGTAAATTGTTCTAGCTTCCTTTGAAAACAGCTCTAGTTGTCTTAATAAATGTTGTTTATTGCCCCATTTGTAAATGGTTGTGTAACCATCTATTAAAGGCAAATTTTCAAACAATCCATTCAAAAATTCTTCTACAACTATCATAAACCAAAGTAGTTTAAAGGAGTTTTGTTTCTAAAGTAAGTAATATCGTAAACATCATTATTTCTGCTTAAATACTCATACAAAGTAACTTGATTCCCTATATTCGTGTTGCCAAAACTAATAAATTCTCCATTCCAATTATTTGAAACGTCGCCATTATTATTCATCCCTCGACCTACATACATCATTACAAACTTGTTCCAAACTGAAACTTGCTTAACGCTAGGATCGTTCATAACTGAATTTTCTGCTTGTGGTATTTGCATACCAGTTGTAGAGTAAGTTTGAAAGTCCATACCTAAGTAGTAAAAGAAAACGTAATAAGCTATTAGGCTAATCTTCTTTGTTCCTATGGTGTATCTCAAACCTTGCCAGTCATCTTTCCCATCCACTAAGTCAACCCATTTCTGAATCGGATCTTCAACCCAATCTCCATTTGGCTCAAATTGTGCATTTAACTCTTGTAGTTGCTCGTAACCAAGAATATCAAGTAACAATGATTGCTCAATACTTTCAATCTCTTGCGCCAACTGAACCGAAGCCGTTGGTAGTACACTACCAATGCTAGGTTGCGCTACTGCATTTGGAATGTATAATTCCTTAGTCTGAAAGTATTGAGCATTTATTATCATTATTTCTCTATTACAGTTGAAGTCATTTCAGGAGTTTTCTCTTTTACTTTCACATCCTTAGCTACTTTTGCTAAACCTTTAGCAATTAATTTATCAGCGTGAACTTTGTGTAGTAAATAAGTATTTCCATCCAATTCTACTGCTTTGTAATCCGATGCTTTATCGAATGTAGCAGTTCCTACAATTTTTGCTTCTTCTTCTTTGATACTAAAATTTGACATATATTAGAGTTTTAAAATTACGGTTTCAATAACGCAGCTCTTACTGTTGCAAGGCTGAACGCCATAGCTCCAGGCAAGTTGTTTTTAGCTACTCTCAAAATAGAGTAAACCTCTCCAACTGCTGACTTCTGGTTTTTGATGAATTGATCGTTGTAAGTACCAAAACGCAAGATGAATTCAGAGTGCATTTCACGGTAGATTGAACTATCCATAACAATTGCAGTTCCTAAAGTAATTGCATTAGATGAAACAACTCTCATTCCGTTGATTGAACCATTTTGCATATAAGGCAATAATCTTGAATTACCCTCTGTGTCCTGTGTGAACATTGTAGTTACAATATCACTTGGGTGCATAAGAACTAAATCAGCGTTGAAGTTCATTCCGTTGATTACAGATTGAGCAGCAATAACCGCAA